GTCCCTCGCAGACCCGCACGCCCGTTCCCGTCCTCATAAGGTGGCTATGTGGCGGCACGCTCCCTCTGGCGCAGCTGCTGGCTCTGGAGCTCCTACGCTGGATCGCTTCAGGAGCTCAGCGTGGGCCATGGCCGGCCTCGTCCCGCTATTAAATGACAGGTTGGTTATAATCCCGACTGACGCTTATATCTCGCTGTGGCCGGTTAGCCCAGGCACAGCATTGACAGCAGCTGATAGGCTGCTCTGGGTCGCTTATGTTGACATACACTCCGCCTAGGCCCTGCCCGGTCCCGCCCTTATGTGGGGACAGTGACGACGCCGCGCAGCTGCTGGCCGATGTCAATGTCATCGGTACCCCCAAGGCCCAGCCCAGGCCGCGTGCAGCTGTGCGAGGACGACACGCCATGATGTACGATCCGGGGACGGCCAGCGAGTGGCGGCAGCTGGTGGCAGCTGAGCTGGAGGCCGAGGCCGACAGGAGACAGGAAGGACGGGGGGGGTCTCCAGCAGCTGGCGCGATAGCAATGGACCTCGCCTTCCGGATCCCCCGCCCGAAGTCTCATTATAGTACAAAAAAGTTTTCCCTACGCCCCAGTGCCCCCTCTGCCCACATAATTAAGCCTGATTGCGACAATCTAGCCAAAGCTGTGTTAGACGAAACTCACGCTATAATTAAAGATGATCGACAAGTAGTTGCGTTAAACGTGACAAAGCGGTACGTAGAACCAGGCGAAAAGGGTGGTGTACACATCCGAATTTGGTCTATCCCACAGCTATGAGCAAAAAAGACGATCTTGACGAAAGAGACAAGCCTGACTGGTCTGGTTTTACTGCTAGGCAGCGTAAGGCTTTGGCTGCTTTATCTTCCGGTGCCTCAGTTACGTCAGCTGCTGATGCTGCAACAATTAACCGCTGGACTATTTACCGTTGGCGTAAAGAGAGTGAGGAGTTCGGTGAGGCGATGGCGCGAGCTCAGGAGGAGGGCATAGACCGTCTGGAGGACCACGCGAGACAGAGGGCCATGGACACGGAGCGTCCTAGTGATGCCCTGACCATGTTTCTGCTTAAGGCTCACCGTCCGGTTAAGTTCCGTGAGCGCGTAGACTTATCCCATTCTGGCGCAGTCGAAAATGTTAAGCGCGTCATAATGGTAGACCCCGACCAGGCCGATGAGGGTGGTGAAGACTAGCCCCAACACACGTCCCACAGTAATGTGGGTTTCCCAGACGAGCGCTGATGGTGTAGAAAACCGTTGGCCTTTGGATGGGGCCTCTCGCCATACTAGCGGAGGTGGCTGCGTGTGCGGCCCTCGATTAATCACAGAAGGGCTTGAGCCGATATGGGTACATCGCACAGAGCTCCAGAGACAAATAGTCCCCCATTATTACCCCAAGAAGGTAAATCCTAACCATGGCTAGAGTAAGCTACGTTTTTAACGCATTCAAAGAGAAGCTAATGAAGGGCTCTATCCGGTTAACCGATCCGGAAGTGTGCCTAAACACGGTTGCGAACTCGGCAGATACAAGCCATGCCGGTTTTGGAACCAACGCTAAGTTCCGCGTTATGCTCCTATCGACTAGCAGCAGCTTATTAGACCCGACCACGGCTAACGAAAGCAGCGTTAAAGCTATGGACGTGGCAACCCTAAGTCAGGTTTCTACGCTAGGGGAGATCTCTACCACTGGCTATACCGCTTACGCAGCTGGCGCTGACTCAATTCTCGCCGGCATGGCTGTTACTCCTCACGCCGCAGACAGTGCCTCGTACGCAAAATGGGACGCCACTGACGTTACATTTAACAACCTAAACTCTGGCGCGACCATTGACGGTATTTTGTTGTTCTGGTCCACAGGAGCAGCTGACGGCTCAACTGGAGCCGCGCCATCTGGTTCTAACCTCGCCTACCAGTACCCCATACTCTTAATTGACCTTGAGGGCTCTGAGATCACCACTAACGGCGGCGACATCGAGATTGTTTGGGCCGCAGACGGCATCTTGCGCCTTAATGCGTGAAATTCCGAGTAGCAACCGTTGAGTTAACGGGCTCTGAGTCTGGTGGCGGCGCTATATATGTGCCGATTACGACCGATGCTCAGGGCCGAGCTCTGCCTTCGGGGTTTCCGATCAGGGCTGCGCTTGTATATGCTTCTGCGTGCAGCCACAGTGTAGACCCAGGAGGCTTACCATCTGGCGCAGGTACACCCCACTTAGTTTCAAGCGTAGGGTTTGTTGCAAGTAACGATGCCGCGACGGTCGGTGGCTACTCGCGGGACAATCAAGGCACTACGGTGTGCAAAACTATTGCCGGCTTTGGTGGCGACGAGTGCTCATTTTACCTGCCGCACCCCGAAGAAACAGCTGGCACAGGGCTAGGGGGCAACACGTACGCCACGGCCGGCACACTTTACGGCCTGGCACAAGGTAGTCCTCAGCTGCAACTTTTTGCAGTCAACGGCCTGGCCTGTCGCATTACGGTAGCCTTGTTTTACGGCTCCGATGAAATAGGCTCCAATGACGACATCCCTGTTTCGATTGGAACGGTGACCACCAATGGGATTAACGGTCTACCTGTTGGAGTAAGCACGCGCAACGTCTGGTCACAGGGGACGCCGTCGCCGTTTACGCCGACACACGTTTTTGTCCTAAAAGGCAATGCAGACTTTAGGACGGACCTGCTTAGTGAACAAGTTTACAACAGTTCGTTTGACGGCATGACTAATGGGTTCTCCCTGTCGTACGGGGTTGCAGCCGAAGACGAGCATGGTTCTAACATTAACCGTGGACTAATTTGGGCTGATGCGCACGGGGTTGGGACAACTACGACAGCTGACCTGCTCAGCCACGACTACGCTATGTTCCACTCCATTACAGGGGCCGGTGCAACAGCTGGTCCTGTCAGCATAAACATACGGCGCAATGGCTTTAAGGCCACGCAAGGCGCAGCTGCTACTGCGTACACGTTTAGCTACCTTGCGCTCGATTTAGGCAAGCACACGTCAGAGGCTCTGTGGACGTATACGACTGAAGCTGGCACCGGCAACACTAATTTGCTCATACCAGTCGAAGGCGGTGGCGCTGACTCTGTCCCAGGCCGCCGACTTAACCCAGACGGCATCTTCACGATGCAAACGCAGATACCTTTCAACCAGATAGGTAACCCGCAGACAACTAACCCGTCTAACACGTTTGGCTTTGGCGTTGCGTCGGACACTAAAGACACAATCCCGCTCGTGCAGAGTATCGGTGATGGGTTCTTGACGTTTTACACTACTTTTGTCTCCCCATACGCGGCGTTTACGCTTCTATCTAGCGAGCCCATTTTTGCGAACTACATTTTTTCAACCGGAGACATAGTTTCAATAACTAGCAAAAGCTCCGGCAGTGGCGATGTCACTATGGGCCGGTATGCCGTAGCTAGTAAAACGGACGATTACAGCATTGTTTTAGCGTCTAACATTGCAAGCACGACTGGCCCAACGTATCAGGTCCAGGGCGAGCTCTTTATGAACGGGTTCGGCCTGGCTAAGGCTCAGCGTTCGCACAGCTGGCAATCGCGAGACAACGTAGGAACATCTGACACACAGACGTCTGTCTACGACGAAGTTGGCTACTTGCTCAAGCTGGCCGGCGGAGCTACGACCTATCCGAACACAACAGTCACCCGGTTTGAGTGGCAAGACCACGTTACGCGATTTGGCTCTAGCCCCTCGGACGCTGAGCTCGAAAACGACGCCGTTTTCTACTACCACAGTAGCAAGGTTAACTCGCGTCAATGGCCGATGCTGGCCTTTGAGTTCCGTCGTCAACGCATAGGTATTCCGGCCACCGCATCTAGCGCAACAATACCGGCGCCCGATGTGCAAAACCCTGTGTTCCAGCGCACATGGCAAAAGGCCATATTGGTCGGCTGCGAGCTCGGCTCCAAACACGCCAAGTATCATCTTTTGACGCAAAAACAAAAGATGCACGCTATAAGCGCGTCAGCAGCTGCAATCACATATCAGCATTACAACCAGTCGTATGAGCCGACACAGGCCGTAAGTTTTATTGCCCGGCTGCTCGTCCCACAGGACATCAATCAATTTTACGACGTTTCTGAAATATTGGCGCCATCAGCGGCGGTTGTAAACCCGACGGTAACTGCCACCAAGCAATGGATAACGCGCAGCGCAGCCAGCACAGTTGCAGCTGCGCAGCCTAGCGCGGCCGTAACAGCTACAAAATGGTTCGAGTACCCCGACGGGCTTGATTTTGCCAGCGCCGTTAACGCGCCGACTATTTTGATGCTCACGCAGTGGTTTAACAGCGCTGGCGCTATTGCCGTAACCAGCAGACTTGTGGCGCCTACGATCCCCAACTACGGCCCTGTTAATGCAACGGCCCTGTCGGCAAGGTCTATTCCGGTTGCCCCCCAAACGTACAACAGGTCTATTCAGCCGGCTGCTATGGGAGTTGCGTGCAGTCCCCGGACGCCAACACTTTTGGCCAAATCGACGGGGCTTGACCCGGCAGCTGTCGTAGTACGAGCTCAGACCTACACGCCCACCTTTGTCTTAAGTCTTCAGCAGAGAACCCCCGCAGCTGTCAGCATGCGGGCCATGACCTATGCCGCGACGCATAACATGTTGCAGCAGTCGCGCACCCTGTCAGCGATGACAATGCGAGCTCAGGTCACTGACGGCAATACTATCGCTGACTCAGCGGCAATCACAGCTGCTGCCTTGCCTGTGTCGATGGTCGTTAACTCCATCACGTACAACACGCTAGGGCAGAACTATCTGGCAAAGTCATTAGCTTCGATAGCGCAGGTTCCTGCGCTCAAGTTCTATACGCACCAGGCTCCCATGCAAAACATGGTGGCCATGCCCGTTGTTGCGAGCTCCGTGCCCGAGGCCGGCTCTGCAACTACGCTCGCAGACCAGTCCTCAGCTAGTTTTACTGGCTTTCCGGTCACTACTGCCGCTAAGGTGTCAGCGGCGGCCAGCGAGTCACTCAACACAGCTATCTCAACCCTGCAAGCCTTATGAACGCCCCCGGCAGCTTAACTATATACGAGAATCAAGACGTGTGGAGCGTTGCGCGTTTAGTGCGCCCAAACGGCGTTAAAATCGAGACGTCTGACGTCACAGCCGCAAACTCCGCAAACCCTATTATGGTGTACATTTACGACATCACAGAGGGGTCTACGGAGGTGATTAAATACGGGCATACCGCCGGGACGGGCATAACAGCGGACACTTCTCTGGCTAAGGCGTCGGTTCTCTTTGACACACTCCAGACGGATGGGTATTGGTCAGGCGACACGACGGGCTATAATTTTCGCCATAAGGTCGCGGGATCTAACTTCTCAGAGGGTGGTAAGCGCTACAGAATCGAATACGCGATACAGACCAGCAGCTGGGGCAAGCTCTATGTAATAACCGAGGTTACGACTAAGGCGTTGTCGCATACCTAATGGGAGACACTGTATATCACGACTATGTGCCTAGTGGGGCCGCTTACGAGCTCTTCACGCAAGCGATCCATGACCGGTATCAAGAGATCCTTATTGAGGGGCCAGCTGGCACTGGCAAGACTCGGGCCGTACTGGAGTACGTCAATTTTCTATGCGAGAGCTACCCTGGCATCCGTGTCCTCCTGTTTAGGAAGACCAGAACCTCGATGAACGAGTCTGTGCTGGTCACATGGGAGGAAAAAGTGCTCTGGGACGGGCATCCGGCCAAGGTCGGAGACGCTCACAGGAACAACAGGCAGCACTACCATTACCCCAACAAGTCTCACGTCGTTATAGGCGGCATGGACAACTCGGACAGGATCATGTCCACGGAATATGACGTAGCGGCCTGTTTTGAGGCTACAGAGATTAGCCTGGAGGACTGGGAGAAGGTCCAGAGTCGTCTTAGAAACAACGTGCTGGACTGGCAGCAGGGTATTTGCGACTGCAACCCTGGCTCTCAGTATCACTGGCTGAACCAGAGGGCCAACCAGGGCAAAATGGAGCGCTTGCTGTCGCGGCACGAGGACAACCCGACTGTGACCCCTGCTTACCTAAACACGCTCCAGAACCTAACAGGAGCTCGTTATGAGCGCCTGTTTAAGGGCCGCTGGGTATCCGAAGAAGGGCTTGTCTACGATTGCTACGACCCGGCCGTTCACGTCATTGAGCCGGAGGACGTCCCCGAGCTCAAATGGCACTTTGGGTCGGTAGACTGGGGATTTAGAGCTCCTGGCGTGTTTCAGGTTTGGGGCGTAGATAACAACGGGGCGATGTACCGTGTTGCCGAAATATACCGGACACAAAAGCAGATTGACTGGTGGGCTGAGGCCATTTGGCAGCTGCACAACGAGTACAACCTAGCAGCTATTACCTGTGACCCAGCTGAGCCGCGCTCGATTGACATGCTTAACCAGAGGATGGGCGACCCCAGAGGCCGTGACATGCCCTCTCTGGCTCGCAAGGCCGACAATGACATCATGGCCGGCACAGACCAGGTTCGATGGGCTATGGCCCCTGGAGGCGACGAAGACCCCCTTCTCTATCTAGTCAAGGGAGCTCTTAGGGAGGGCCGTGACCCTGAGTTAGCCGAAAAATTTGCTCCTTGCTGCACAGAGGAGGAGGTTACAGGCTACGTGTGGCTTAAACAGGACGACGGTAAGCCTATCAAGGAAAAGCCGGACCCAGCTGCCCCAGACCACGGCCTGGACGCTATGAGATACGCTGCCATGTTTGCCTGGAGAAAAGATTTAGTTGCGCCCAGCAACGGACCCGTTTATCCATATGGGAGTCTTGGGCAA